ATCGAGTTTTGCTCTGAATCGAGTGATCTGCGCTGGTCTGCGAGGTCCTGCATCTTGCGGGTATAATCCGCAAAACGCAGTGATCCACCTTCGTCTGCTTGCAGATCGTTTGTGGTTGACTCCTGCGATTCAGGCTGGGATTGTTCTGATGTCTCGCTTGCGGGCTCCACAGGATTATCCGGCAGAAGGTCCGTGCCGAAATCTACTTCGACTTCAGCGGTCTCTACCGGGGCTTGAGGGCTTGTCGCTTCAGCAAGTTCAGAGTCCTCTGCCATGCTGTTCTCCTATTCTCCCAAAGGGGAGAAATCTGTGTCGTGGCCTGTGTCGGCCAGCTGTGTACGTAAATCCTCCAGCGAGTTCGCTACTAAAGCCGGAGGCCCATTGCTTTTCTCAGTGTCCTCATGCTCGACTTCCCATTCAGGGACGCCTCGCACCGTGCCCACATCTTCCATCCCCATCTGCTTCATCAGCTTATTGCGATGCTGGGTTGATTCCACAACGCAGCCGAACTGGGGATCGAATCGTCCGTATCCAGGCCCTGAGCTGCTGTTGTGAATCTTTACGAACGCCGGGACACGTTCGGCCAGATCCCCACAGTGACAGGGTATGCTGCGAGGAATATCTCCTCCAAACTCCTCATCTACATGAAAATGGCCTTTTTCGCACCGATAATCCGCGTATTTAATCAATCGAAGTCCTCCGGGCTGCGCTCTACTGCGTTTGCTGTTTCCTGGGCGCTGGCTCTGACCTGAGAGGTGATCCCTTCCGGTGTGGGTTGCCGTGCGGGAGCGCCACCGCCTCCGGTCATGCCGCCCTGCTGTTCCTGGTGCTGAATATGAAGGGAGATATGGGCCTGTATTGCCTGAACGGCCCCTTGAAGCTGCTGTTGCCGAACTTGCAGTTCCGGGGTGGCAAACTGTGCGGCAAGAATCTGCAATTCCTGATTCATCTGCTGGAAGAAGGCACCATGACCCTCCAAATGCGTCTGGTGATCCTGACCTGGGTCCACCCCTGGGTCCTGGCCGTTAATCAGCCAGCCTTCGTTCTCCAGCTGTGCAGCACGATTCGCTTCGGCGTCCACTTCAGCGGACATGAGCTTGTCTACATCGGAAATCCGGTATGAGGAGATCAATGTCTTGAGAAGCTCCTCCTGATCCACCATCGGATTTCCCTGTAGCATCGAATATAACTCGATAAACTGCTCTCTGTCGAGAGACTCGATCAACGGCTGCAAGGAGCCAGCCTGCACGCTGACAATGAAGTTAAGGAGAAAATCCGACTGCTGAACGGTCTGCATGACCGCTGCGTGACCTTCTCTGGACATATTCACCGCGAAATTGTCAGGAGTATATCTCTGGTCTCCCATAATATTGAGGCACCCGACGATAATCTTCTTATAGGCTCCCCCGATAACGGACTGCATCCATTCCCTGTTGACCGAACCGGCAGAAGCGATCAGAGCAGATTCTGTGGCCGTTCTGCGGGGACTCGATCCCTGTACAAGCTCGTTGACAAGCGTAATCTGCTCTTCGTAGACCCGTGCGTCATGCTCCAGTTCCAGCTGCCCGTCAGGCATCCGGCCCCATTGCAGCTCTCTGATATTGTTCGGATCTGCAATAATGAGGTCGCCGTCAACAGATTTCTTCAGCTTTTCCGCAATAAGCGGCTCTTTCTTGGCCTCGTTCGGAGACAATACCGTCAATCGCGGGAATCGCTTGAGGAGGTCTGCCCTGCGGGAAACAGACTCCACCATGACGTTCTGGAGGTCTTCGATATACTCGATTGGAGGGGTCGGCCAGTAGCCGTCACCTGACGCATCGAATTTGATCGGTATGTACTGGAAGCCTTCTGGCACCAGATAGCCCTGACCATCCTCAAAATCACCTGTCATCAGGGGTTCGCCAGTGATCGGGTCAGGGATCGTCACTGCTTCCTGACGAAGGAACGGATGCGGTTCGTCACGTATGAATCCGTCCACTCCGTCAGCCATTGCGTACAGCTTCCGGTGCAGACGGTCGTGTATCTCCCACACCCTCACCATCTGTCCATGCTCGATGGAGTCCTTGAACGATTGAAGCTCCTCGTCGCCTTCCTCGCCGGGGATCTTGATGCGAAGCAGGTCCGTATCATCGTCTGAGATCGATGTCGGCTTGATCTGACGGCGGTTCTTGTAACGCTCGTCCTTGCGGAGGAACTCCCACGGCAACCACTGCTCTTCGATGATATATCGACCCTCTCCAAGGATATGAGGGGGCGTGATCGGGTCTGTAATGAGGTTCTGGGCAGGAATACGGCGTACGTAGGGAAAATCGTCTCTCATCGAGTCGTTGGAGACGTACGGAGCGATGGAATCATCTCCAACGGGGTTATAGCCTATCTTGAGCCAGCCCACTCCGTAGAACAGGGCATCGAAGATCGCCTGCTGAACATGCTCCTTGACGCCCATCATCTGGATACAGTCGTTAGCGACCTTCTCCAGAAGCGTCGAAGACAATTCAGCACCGTCATCTTCCACTCTCAGGAAGACGCGAGGGTAATGGAACGATGTGCTGGCGATAATGGCCCGTACGGTCGGATAGAACCTGGAGACACGGACAACACGGTCCAGACCCTTGATGGCGTCCTTGTAATCCATATCATATCGAGCGAGAAGGCGATTTGAGTTCTTGACACGCTCCTTACGGGCGTCCTTGCCAATATCAATCGCACGACGCCAGTATTTGGGCGTCGAGGTGTCAGCTAATCTGGATTCTTCTGCCATAGTCCCTAATATACGATTTCCCTGATTCGTTCGTCAATATCCTATCCATACCTCTTATGGGTCGCATCCTTCTCTTCGATGCTCGACAAGACGTTTTTCGCCTGAAAAGGGCCTCCCGCCTCGGGTTGGGACATCGGTGATCCCGCATATTCGTATAACATGCCCAATCCCAGCGCATCTGCCGCGTGATCTTCGCTCTTCGGCTTGATCATCTCCGGTTTTCGAGGATCTCGCTGGAGAATAGGCATGGTACGGCACAGATTCGGACATTGAGAACGATACACCCTCAAATCTGCTCTTGTCAAGGCGTTCTTCGTTACGCGCCAACGGTTTACGACCGCCTTATGGTCAGAAGAGGTCGATGTCAGGTATAGTCCCGCCTCAGTAAAGATGTCAGCTGCCGTATTCGGGCGATCCTCGTCCAGACGACGCCTGATGAACATATCGTGAGGAGCATAGATCCTGTCAGGATAGCGGCCCCCGGTCCAGGCGTTGCCCTGAATCATATCCATGATCCCGACCGCATGTTCCTCGGCGTAGCGATCCTCCTGATAGTACTCTCCCACGATCCAGACCCGATCATCATAGTCAGTCGCCATCAATAACGCGCAGGTTGGAGAAGATTCCCCGTAATCCATCGACACGAACAACGGCCAGTTGCCCGGAATCTCGTCTTCCTGCCCAGGCATGACCTCCACCTTGAGAGAAGACCACGGAAAGAACGCCCCGACAAGAGAGTTCCAATCCCCGCCCAGCCACGCCTTGACGAGCTCTGGATCTCCAACCCCCTTCAGACGCTGGACATAGTCAGGGTCCACATCCAGCAGCTTGCGGTTGTCCTCCACCCTCGAAGGGATGAAACAACGCACCATTTCCGTCTGAGGATCTACGAAAGACCTGACCTCGTTCAAGGGAAGAGGCCGGGAAGGGATCTTGAAGTAATCCTGCACAGCGCGATGCCCCGCCCCGCCAGGGTTCCCCGTCGCCCGAATCCGCTTGTTGTGAGCCGGACCCCGCAACCTCGACTTCATCCGGTTGTAACAACTCATGTCCGACCACTCAGGAAGCTCGTCCCAGCCAATCCATGTCAAAGACCAGCCCTGATACTTCACAAAGTCAAACACCGTCTCGAAATGACGGAACTTCAGACAAGCCCCCCCAGGAAACAGCCATTGGGAAGACCCCACCTTGAACTCACCACCCAGATGAGGATAGAACTGCTGAGAACGCATCACCAAGTCCTCCAAAGCAGGGTGAGATTGCCGAAACAATAC